CGCCAGCAAACTGAAAGAATGCAGCCATTAACCGCAAACCTTCACAGGCGCAACTAAATGGCTGAACAATTCTTACATGGCGTCCAGGTACTGGATATCGACGCGGGGCCGCGTCCAATTCAAACTGTGGCATCCGCCATTATTGGCATTGTCGGCACTGCGCCCAATTCGCAACCGAACGTGCAGGCATCGCTGGCCACCGGCACCGTGGCCAGCAACAACGCGGTAACGTTCACCGCCGTACCGGCCGGCATCGCTGGCAATTCCATTTCCATTACGCTGCAAGACCCGAAAGCGAATAACGCCGCACTGGCCATTTCGGTATCGAACGGCAAATACATTACCGCCAAGCTGGCCACCAGCGCGGGCGGCGCCATTACCACCACCGCCGCGCAACTGATCGCCGCCATTACCGCGCACGTTGACGCCAAAAAACTGGTATCGGCCGCGAACACCGGCACATCCACCGGCACCGGCGTGGTGGCTGCAGCATCCTTTAATTACCTGTCCGGCGGCGTGGACGAGGCATTCCCGCTGAATACGCCAACGCTGATCGCCGGTTCGCGTATCGAGGCGGCGCGACTTGGCACCACCGGCACGCTGCCGCAGGCGCTGGATTCGATTCTGGACCAGGCCGGCGCCGTGGTAATCTTGGTGCGCGTGGATGACGCCGGAACCGATACATTGACCATGGCCAATGTGGTGGGCGGCGTGGATGCGACCACCGGCCAATACAAGGGCATGCAGGCGTTTCTGTCGGCGGAATCGAAATTGGGTTACGCGCCGCGCATCCTGATTGCGCCAGGCTTCACGCACCAGCGCACCAGCGGCACTGCAAACACGGTGGTGGCCAACATGATTGGTATAGCCGAACGCCTGCGCGCCGTGATTATCGCGGACGGCACCAATACCAACGACGCGGACGCCATCGCTTACGCCGGGGATTTCGGTTCCAAGCGCGTGTTCCTGCATGATCCGTTCGACGCCGTGACCGACGCCGCCGGCAATGTGGTGTATGTGCCAGCATCGCCACGCATTGCGGGCCAAATCGCCAAATCCGACAACGAGCGCGGTTTTTGGTGGTCGCCAAGCAATCAGGAAGTAAATGGCATTGTCGGCACCGCACGCGCCATTGATTTTTCGCTGGGCGATCCAACCTGCCGCGCCAATTTGCTGAACGGACGCAACGTGGCCACCACGATTCGCCAAAACGGTTTCCGCCTGTGGGGCAACCGGACATTGAGCGCCGATCCAAAATGGATGTTCCTGTCCGTGGTGCGTACCGCCGACATCATCAACGATTCGTTGCTGCGTGCGCACCTGTGGGCCGTGGATCGCGCCATTACCAAAACGTATGTGGCGGACGTGATCGAGGGCGTGAACGCGTACCTGCGCCACCTGCAGGCCATTGGCGCCATTCTTGGCGGCCGGTGCTGGGCTGATCCGGCCTTGAATACGCCGGACCAAATCGCGCAAGGCAAGATTTATTTTGACTTCGATTTCACGCCGCCATATCCTGCGGAAAACATTACTTTCCGTTCACACTTAGTCCAAGACTATATTAAAGAGGTATTCTAAAAATGGGCGCACGCGACGTTCGCAAGAACATTAATCTTTTCGTGGATGGCCGGGGGTATGCCGGCCAGGTCGAAAATTTCAATGCGCCCAAGCTGGCGCTGAAAACCGAGGATTTCCGCGCTGGCGGCATGTTCGGTTCCGTCAAGCTGACGATGGGAATGGAGGCGATGGACGCCGATTTTTCCCTGATCGCGTATGACAAAAACATCCTGGCATCGTTCGGTGTGGCCGAGGGCTTTAACGTCCCGTTCACCGCACGCCAGGCGCTGGAAAGCGCGGACGGCACCGTAACGCCGGTGGTGCAGACCATGCGCGGCAAGGTTACGGAAATGGACGAAGGCACCAGCGAACCAGGCGAAAAATCGTCCCTGAAAGTGACCATGAACCTGGTTTATTACAAACTGGAACATGGCGGCGAAATCATCCAGGAAATCGACCTGGAAAACATGGTCCACATCGTGCGCGGCGCGGATCAACTGGCCGCGCAACGGGCCGCGCTGGGCCTGTAACCGCTGCAGGCAAGGCAATGGAATGGCCGGCATTGCCGGCCATTTTTAAAATCATTTCAAGGAAAAGCAATGGCAAAGAAAGAAATCACGTTTGTGGAAATGGGCGATGGATTTGCAGATATCACGCTGTCCAGGCCGCTGGACGTGGACGGCGCGCCGGTGTCCGTGCTGCGCATGCGGGAACCGACTGTGGCGGACCAAATCGCCATGGAAAAATCCAAAGGCACCGACGCGGAACGCGAAATTTCCATGATTGCCAATCTGTGCGAGGTGTCGCCGGCCGATATTAACAAGCTGACCATGCGCGATTACAAGCGCGTGCAGGGGGCGTTTTTGGGTTTTTCCGATTAAGCGCGGATTATTGCCTTGACGGGATGTTGGCGCTTGCATCCCATACCGGATGGGCGGAATCAGAAATGCTGTCCATGCGCACATCAAGGTTTTTGGATTACATCAAAAGGTTGCCCACATAAATGGCGAATAAGCGTTTAAATGCCACCATTACCATTGGCGGCGCCGTTGCATCGTCCCTGCTGGGATCGCTGGGCCGCGCCACGCGGGGCATTGGCGGCGTGGGCAGCGCGCTGCGCGATCTGGAAACACAGCAACGCAAGCTAGGCAATAGCATTACCACATTCGGCCGGCTGGGCGCGAACGTGGATGGCCTGCGCGCCAAGTATGCCGGCCTGACGGTGCAAATTGAAAAGGCGCGGCGCCAGCAAAAACTAATGGAATCCAAGGCCGCCGCCGGCACCGCAGCGCGCAGCGCAGGCACCACGCTGGGCATTATCGGCGCCGTGGCATCGGTGGGCATTGCGCCGATTGTGCAGGCCGCTCAGTTTGAAAAGGCCATGCTGGGCGTGGCCAAACAGGTGGATGGCGCCAGGGATGCGTCCGGCAAACTGACCGGCGTTTATTACGACATGGCCAAGCAAGTGCAATTGCTGGGCCGGGAAATCCCGCTGGCCACCAATGATCTGGCGGAAATGGTGGCGGCCGGCGCACGCATGGGCATTGCCAAGGATGAATTGATTTCATTTACGCGAACCGCCGCGATGATGGCATCCGCGTTTGAACTGCCGGCGGCCGACCTGGCGGACCAGATGGGCAAAATTGCCACGCTGTTTAAAATCCCAATTCCACAAATCGGCAACCTGGCCGACACGATCAATTACCTGGACGACAACGCCATATCCAAAGGCGGGGAAATTATCGACGTGTTGAAAAGGATTGGCGGCACGGCGCAGATGGTCAAAATGCCGGCGCAGGAGGCCGCCGCGCTGGCGTCCACGTTCCTGACGCTGGGTTCCAGCGCGGAAGTGGCCGCCACCGCATCCAATGCGGTAATGCGGGAATTGTCCATTGCGACCATGCAGCCGAAACGGTTCAAAGCCGGCCTGGCAGCCATCAAGCTGGACGCCAAGCAAGTGCAAAACGACATGGCCAAGGATGCCACCGGGACCGTGTTAAAAGTCCTGGAAGCCATCAACAAGATACCGCAGGCGCAACGCCTGACGGTGGCCACGCAGTTATACGGCAAGGAATACGGGGACGATGTTTCCAAACTGGCCGAGGGCATTGTTGAATACCGCCGCCAGTTGGCGCTGGCCAAATCAGACAAGGCGGTGGGCAGTATGGCGCGGGAATCCGCCGCGCAGGCCGCGCTGGTAACAAGCCAATGGCAGATGGCGAAAAACAGCGCGGTGGAATTGGGCGTGAATATCGGCGGCGTGCTGCTGCCGGCGGTTAATTCCTTGTTTGATGTAATCAAGCCGGTGGTGTCCGTGGTGGCGGATTTCGTGCGCGAAAATCAGCAACTGGTGGGCAACATCGCCACGGTGGCGGCCACCGTGCTGGGCAGCTTGGCAGTGTGGGAATTGGGCGCGCTGGCAATCGCCGGCATGGAGTTTGCCTTTATGGCGCTGAAAATTGCCATGGCAACCAATCCGATTGGCCTGCTGCTGGTGGCACTGACCACGGCGGCGGTAATGATTTACAAAAATTGGGAGCCGCTGAAAGCGTTTTTCAAAAACTTGTGGAACGATATTATGGCCACCGTAAAAACGTCCATTGAATGGATTTCCTCAAAAATCCAATGGGTGGGCGATAAATGGCGCGATACCAAGGCGTTTTTCGGATTTGGCGAGGGCGCCGCGCCGGCCGCACCTGGTCCGCGAGAAGTCCCGAAAATGAAACAGTTTGGCGCGGAAACCGGCACACAAAACAATAGTTTTGTGATTAACCAGCAACCTGGCCAATCCGCGCAAAGTTTGGCGCAGGAAGTGGCGCGGGAGCTGGCGCGCCAGCGCGGCATCCAGCAACGTTCCAATATGTATGATCCGGTGGCGCCATGAATGAAATAATGTTGTCGCTGGGCGATTTTGGTTTCGGCATATCGACGGCCGCCTATCAGGAACTGTCCAGGGCCACGGATTACCGCTGGCCGGGGCAGGACCGTTTCGGGCAGGAACAGGCGCTGCAGTTTGTCGGACCTGGTGGCGATACCATTACGCTGCCAGGCGTAATTTATCCGCTGTACCGGGGCGGATTCGGGCAACTGGACGAACTGCGCGCCGTGGCGGCGGATGGGGAATCGCTGGCGCTGATCGATGGCGCCGGCGTGGTGCTGGGCAAATGGGTAATCCTGCGGATCGAGGAACGGCAAACCACGTTCGCCGCTGCAGGCAAGCCGTTAAAAATCGAATTCACCATTGATCTGCGCCGCGCCGGCGATATCCAGCCAGAAGCGGCGGATGTGATTTCGGACATGGTTTCCGGCGACGTGGCGGCGGTGGCGGACGCCGGCGGCCTGGCGGACCAGTTTTCCGCGCAGGTGTCCGGCGTGGCGGCCGGATTGAACAGTGCCATGGCGCAGGTGTCTGCCGTGGCGGGCCAAATCGGCGCCACCGTGTCCAGCGTGGTGGCGCCGATCAGCAAGGCCATCGATACCGCCAAGGGGTTGCAGGCGTCCATTGTCGGCGCAAAAAACATGCTAACCAGCACCACCACCGCGCTGCGCCAGGCGAAATCGCTAACGCAACTGGTCAATGCCGGCGCCAGCGCGGCGGCCAACGCCAGCCAAGCCAGCAAAAACCTGTCCGCGCAGGTGAAAAACCTGCAAACGCTGGGGACGATTCCGGCGCAGGCCATTGGCGCCGTGCAAAATGCCGGCGTGCAGATTAACCGGCTGACCAGCGCGGCATCCAAGCTGCAGCGGGACGCCATGGACATGATTGAAACACTGTGACCACATACGTTACCAGGGACGGCGATATGGTGGACGCCATCGCCGCGCAATACTACGGTGGCACCGCCGCCGGCCAGGTGGAACAGGTGCTGGCGGCCAATCCGGGACTTGCCGATTATGGGCCGCTGCTGCCGCGTGGCGTAGCCATTACGCTGCCGGCCATTGAGGCGCCAAAAACCACCGGCGGGGTGAAACTGTGGGATTGAGGCCGGATTATCGGATCGTGGCCAATGATGCGGATGTGACCGCCGCCATTGCGGCGCGGTTTATCTCGCTGCGCATTACGGACGAGGCCGGTTTGCAATCGGATTTGCTGGAACTGGTGCTGGCGGACCATGACCCGGAAAAGCCGATCATTCCACCGGCCAAAGGCGCGGAACTGGAAGTGTTTCTAGGGTATGAGGGCGCATTGTCCCGCATGGGCCTGTATGTGTTCGATGAATACGAATTTTCCGGCTGGCCTGGCACCATGACGATTCGCGCACGCGCTGCCGTGTACGAGGGGACCACCAAGGGAAAAGCGGACCTGCAAACGCAGAAAGTGCGATCCTGGCCGGACAAAACGAAACTGGCGGACATGGTGGCGAAAATCGCCAAGGAACATGGCCTGGAATCGGCGGTGGCGCCATCGCTGGCCGGCATCGTGCTGCCGCATTTCGACCAAACCGAAGAATCCGATATTTCGTTTTTGCTGCGCATCCTGAAAAATTATGATGCGCTGGTCAAGCCGGCCGGCGGCAAACTGGTGGTAATCAAGCGCGGCGAACTGAAATCATCCAGCGGCGCGGATTTGCCACGGATCACGCTGCAGGCAACCGAAACCAGCGCCTGGCGTTACACCAATTCGGCGCGGGAATCCGCCGGCACGGTGGTGGCGTACTGGCACAGCAAGCGCACCAGCAAGCGCAACGAAATCAAGATTGGCGAGGGCGAACCCGTGTACCGCATCCGCCATTATTTCCCGACTGAGGCGGCAGCCATCAAGGCGGCGCAGGCGATGCAGGACAAGCGCAAACGCGGCCAGGAGACATTTTATTGCGATCTGCCAGGCAATGCCACGATCAGCGCGGAAACGCTGCTGGTGGCCGCTGGATTCCGTCCTGGCGCGGATGGGGAATGGCTTATCAAACGGGCGGAACATACGCTGGACGATGGCGGATTTTCAACGCGGATCGAGGCGGAAAAGCCGAACGAGGCCGACGCCGACGAATAGCGGGAAATCCCACGGGAGGAACGGCGGCGGCGGCATGGATACCATGGGGCAAATAATTTCACCATGGACCAGCAATGACCATTCAACTCAGTGTGGCCGCACGCAATGCGCGCCTGGACGCCTTTGAAACCGCCGCCGGCGCCACCGCCAAACTGCAACTGCGCAGCGGCGCGCAACCGGCCGACTGTTCCACCGCTGCATCCGGCACGCTGCTGTGCGAAATCACGCTGCCGGCGGATTACCTGGCCGCCGCATCGGCGGGCAGCAAGGCCAAGCTGGGCACCTGGTCCGGCACCGGCGCCGCAGCCGGCACCGCCGCGCATTTCCGCATTGTTGACAATGCCGGCACCACCTGCCACATGCAGGGCAGCGTAACCGCTACCGGCGGCGGCGGGGATATGACGCTGGATAACACCAGCATTGCGGCAAGCCAGGCGGTTTCCGTTACCACGTTCACGCTGAACGAAGCGAACGCGTAATCATGGACCTGGACGCACTGCGCGCCGAAATCCACGCTAACGCCGACTGTGCAGCGGCCATGGCGGCGAAAGACTGCCAGGCCATGGCGGACATTGTTTCCGCCGGCCGCGTGCGCCTGGCGCCGCGCCTGATTGGCGTTGGCGCGGTAATGTCGGCGCTGGGCGGCGTGCGTGGCGCGCAAATCCTGAAATCGATTCAGGGACAGGCCACGCAAAATCCCATGGTGGAATTCGCGTGGATGCTGCTAGATCGCGGTGCGCTGGATATCGGGGACGCGGAAACCCATGCGCAACTGGATATCCTGGCCGGCGCCGGGATGATGACCAGCGGCGAGGCCGGCAAATTAAAGGCGCTGGGCATGGCGCCTGATCCGGTATCCGCGCAGGACGTGGCGCGGGCGGTATTCCATGACGATGGGACGTTGAAATAATGGCACTGACAAAAGCAACATCCACGCTGCTGGCTTCGCAATCCGTGGCCGCCGGCCTGACGAAATCCACCGCCGTGTTTGGCGCCTGGCTGGACGTTCGGGCGTTTTATCGCATGTGCGTGCGCTGGAAATTGACCAACGGCGCGTCCGCGCCTGGCGTGGCGCCAACACTGATCGTTCAAACATCGCCGGACAATGGCGCGACCATATATGACGAATACGCCGTTGGCGGCGACACCGCCGCGTCCAGCGTGAATAGCGGCGCCATCCCGGTGGACGACACCAGCATGTATGTGCGCGT